CTATACTTGCAGGGTACCCTTGTGCACTTGTTGTTGAGGTGGTTCAAGCACGCATTAGGCCATGTGTGCAAGTGGGGACAAGCATCCTCACCCACATCACATTTCCTAGTGTGGAATTTCTTTCGACAAACAAATGCAGCATCCGCCGCCTTCGCGGGCTTGGATGGAGTAGCGGCTGCCGGTTTAGGCACAGGCGTAGGGATAGCGCTTGGGCTGCTTTCATTGGGCTTCGGGGCCGGGGTCGGCGCAGACACGGGTGGCGTTGTAACCTTAACAGCCTCGCCAGCGCTAGGTTTGGGTAAGGGGTAATCCTTATCACCAGCACTAGCAATGGTTGGGCCGCAAATCTTCCCATTAATCGTAACATCGGTTGATGGGGGATCTGGGTAAAACGTCGTCAGGAGTGGCATGTCGCTAAGACTCTTGCAAGCCATAACCTTTTTATACCACGCCATCACCTTTGCTTTGCTCAACTGGGTCTGATCACACAGTTGAAGGAAGCAAGGGTCGTATCTACCATTTGGCATCAACAGGTCCTCAGGATTACACCTATTAGTATTGAATACCGCATGGTCCGCGAAAGCACCCAAGATTCGTTGGGGCGTCACATCTGCAGGGTTCACAGCGTCTCTCAACCAATATGCTATATCGGGTTTGCCTTTGGCCGATGGGGCGGTCAAAACCAAAATCTTTCTAGCAATATGGCCTATCATGTTTCCACTATCCGTGACGTAATAACCTGCCGCCTTGCGCCAAGCTAGCTGCTCGACGGGTACGTTAGGGTTACTTTCAGTGGAATGGTGGAATTTGGACAAGGCCCGCAGAGGATCTGCGTGGCTGTTAGGTGCCGACCAGTCAGGCCAACACCTACCAAGAAATGACGCTGGGACTCCAGGACAGAGCACATTGGATTTAAGCTTCAAACCCATACGATTACAAGTCTTTTCATAGTCACTGGGGTTAGGTGTTCTCAACAATCCGTCATCTCCAGCACACAACCCGATAGCCAGATATGCCTGCTTAGGTTCATATCCGATGTTTCGG